GGTGCAATGGGGTTCTGTTCGATAAGTGATGATCACTTTGGTAGCGGTAAGAGGTCCCCAGTGTGGTTCTTAATAGAACTAGACACCGAGATGGATTTCAATACCCTGTTTCAAATTCTGTGCCACGAGCTTGTACATGTCAAGCAGTATGCGTCGAAAGAGCTGAGAGAGACATACTATCCCAAGTACCGTAAGACCTGGAAAGGTAAAGACATTACTGACCGGTACTATAGTAACAGTCCTCATGAACAAGAGGCCTATCGCAAAGAGATGACTCTGCGCGAACAATTCTTCGAATTAGGAGTGTAACGTGGATCCATTTCTACATACTTTTATATCCGTATGCCTATTGGCTGTTTTCTTTTACAGCGGATATGTGTATGCTTGGTACAAGCTTAGGCAAAATATTATTGCGCAGGTCGCTGAGGCTATGACGAATGTTCGTATTGTGATGGAAGATGATGATGAAGATACTGAGAGAAAAGACTGATTGGGGTGAATATGACATTGGTAGTCACATCTACCACGTTGATGACAATGGGTGGCTCGTAGCGTTTGACAATGGCAGTGGTCTAGTTACATTCAAGAATCCATTGAAAACCTTTAGTAAGACGCGCCGTAAGTTTGAGACCATCGAGTACCTTCCGGAGGATCTGGAGCCAGGCGCAAAGCGTGTTGTAGGATCTCGGGGTGCAGTATACATTGTGCACAACGGTAGTTGTACATGTAGTGGGTTTAAGTTTCGTGGGAGATGTAAGCATGTCGAAGCAGCTTGAAGAACTAACACCTGAAGAGGTGGTCCGAATTAAACTAGTATCTACTATCAACTGGGAAGTAGTTGATCGGTGGCGTAGCAAGTTCAGTTACAAGACCAACGAAGAGATGGTATGGGACTGGGTGTTCAACCAGCAAGAAATACTCTCTCGAGGCCTCAAAGCTAAACCTTATCCCTTTCATCGCCATGTCCGGCTCAACCTGGACAAGATGGCATTCACTGGCGTCACTGATGTACAGTCTGTTATTGATCAAGGTCTTAAACTGACTAGTGCTCAGCTGAAGCAACTCAAGGAGACAATGTTAGATGATGAAGATGCCGACCACGACGATGGCTGAGATAATGACCAGCCAAAAGTTCTCGTTGTTAATCGAACAAATAGTGCTTGACAAAAAAATGCAATTACATGGATGCTATAGTCTTGTATTGTGAGAAGAACGGAATGGAGATCGAGAGTGCAGCCAAGCTGTGCAACGTTAGGATCAAGCAGCAGCTAGAGATCGAATACGGTGATCTCAATTTCTTACCAAAGGCAACGCAACTACCTATCTAGGAGTCGTTATGAACAGTGTTACCGAAAGCATCAAGGACAGCTTCAGTATTCTAAGCGAGTACTATAGTGATGATGGTGAACGTAAGGCATACCTGATTGATGATCAGGTAAGTAACCAACGCACAGTGCACTGCTATTGTGACTCGAAAAGCGGTATGCTTCTTGACCGCATTATTGATGTCACTGGTCACAGTGTGTGTTATGGTGAGGACGCTGCCGAGAACTGGGTGACGTACGTAATAAGGTAATGGATATCTACGAGGGGTTTGCTGCGTACCAAACATACGTAGCTATTCGCAATCACTTTAAGCAGGACAGCTATGACTTCTTTAAATATAATGGAAAGACTCGGGTTAGACAAGACAGTTTTCTTAAACGTAACGACAGATATTTCTTCGCCAAACTACAACGTAAGCTCAGCTCAAGTGAGCTGGTGGGTTTCTTTGTAGCCAATTTCATTAACGATGATTCCAATTGGTCTGGTTCTCTTGTCACTGAGAACAGTATGTCAGTGTACAGCCAATGGATGAAGAAGATACAATCCCTATCATATACTTTTGAGCAGGATTGCCTAACTCTTAAAGAAGCAGTTGACATTAATGGCAAAAGCTTCGATAATCTATTCACCGCTGATGGAAGCCATCCTCCTTTGTTAAAGTTGTACCTTGGCAATAGGATTCAGTTGGAGACCATGGTGATAATCGATCAGGTCTTACGATACAGTAAGAGCTGGTCAAAGGATCTTGACGACGACATAGTATGGAACAATGTGAAAAGTCTGATAGATAACTATAGTAGCTTTGTGCAGGTCGATCGTGACAAGTACAAAGCTATTATGAAAGCAGCATTCGTATGAATGCTACACAACGCATATAACGCATACAAGGAATAAACAAATGGCTACATCTTTCTCAGAGCTTAAGCGCTCACGCTCTTCGTCCCTCGAGACACTCATTACGGAAACCAGTAAGCTAGCTGCCGGCAACAAGCCACAAGGGCAGCAAGAAGAACGTTTCTGGAAGCCCACAGTAGACAAGGCAGGTAACGGCTATGCTGTTATTCGTTTCTTGCCTGCTGCGCAGGGTGATGACTTACCTTGGGTACAGACATGGAACCATGGCTTTCAAGGTCCTGGTGGTTGGTATATCGAAGAGTCCCTTACTACAATTGGTAAGAAGGATCCGTTGTCCGAATACAACTCTATGTTGTGGAACACCGGTATCGAGGCAAACAAAGATCAAGTCCGTAAGCAGAAACGACGACTCAACTATATCTCAAACATCCAAGTGATTAACGATTCGTCTAACCCAGATAACAATGGCAAGGTATTCTTGTACAAGTTCGGTAAGCGTATCTGGGACAAGATCAACGATCTAATGAATCCTCAGTTTGAAGACGAGAAGCCAGTAAACCCATTCGACTTTTGGGAAGGTGCTAACTTCAAGTTGAAGATCCGTAAGGTTGAAGGGTATCGCAACTATGATAAGAGCGAGTTTGATTCACCTGAGCCTTTGGCTGAGGACGAGCGACTCGAAACTATCTGGAAGCAACAGGTACCACTAGCTGAGTTCACCGACCCATCTAATTTCAAGTCGTACGAGGAGCTGCAAGCTAAGCTGAACCGCGTGCTTGCGTTAGACGGTGGTGATATGTCGAGCCGTAGTACTACGGTAGAGGATGCTGAACCTGCTCCTGTCGTTGCTAGGGCAGCTCCTGCACCAGAGCCTGTAGCTACGGCTAGTGAGGATCCACCCTGGTCCACAAGCGAAGATGATGATGATGGAATGTCGTTCTTCGAAAAGTTAGCTCAGGATTGAGCATAGGGGGCCTCAAAGGCCCCCTTTTTTTATGCCATTGATTGTTCTCTCAATGTCTGTACACCTAAATCTTGAGACCTGGCGTTCAAGGCACCCATGTTAACAGTTTGTTGCTGCGTTACATTGTTCTGTATACTTTGGTTAGAGCCACCGTTTATTGCTACTACCTGAGGTTGACTCTTGGCAGCGATCACTTGCTTCGATGCC